CGTGCCTAGCCCCTCGATTAGGTCGTCTATGCCCTTGATTTGAAAAGCGCCTTCCACACCCTCTGAGCTGTCCTTCATGGCGTCGCCCATGTCCTGGGCTTCATCGCCGGTCTTTTTCAACTGAGTTTTCAGCTTGTTCAGATCCGACGTTGCGTTGTTCACGCTTTGCTGCCACTTCAAAACCTTATCGTCGTTGGAGTCATAAGCGTCTTCCGCTTTTGCCAGACCTTTCCGTAGCAGCTCCAGCTTTTCCTCTTGTGCCGCGATTTGACGGGTCAGCACATCCGTCTGTTTTGCCAGGGTCTCCTGGCTGTCTTCGTTCAGCTCAAACTCTGAAGTGACGGCTTTCATTTCCGTGCCCAGGGTCTTGAGCTGCTGGTTGATATTGTTGATTTGCTTTCGGAATTCTGCTTCACCGTCAATTCCGATTTTGGGGCCAATGTCGTATGCCATGCCGTCACCTCACATCCGGGATAATATCTTCATCGTCCAGCTCCTGGACCAGCTCCGCCCCCTCGCACTTCACCTGCTCAATGGCAATCAAATCGTTCAACTCTCCCACCGGAAGATCCAGCGTTTCGTTGTACGTCAATCCCATCCGCATGCCATACCACAAAAGCCACGCAGGGTCTACTCCCCCTGCGTGGCTTCTGCGTTTTTTGGGGGATTGACCTCAATGGTAGTGCGCTGGCCGGCCTGCAGCGTTTCACCGATTTTGGCCCGCAGCAAAAACAGATCGTTGATGTCCACCAGGTCCAGCAGTGTTTCCGTGTTCAGCGCCGCTGGGTTTTCCAGTCCCATGTGCTTGGCGTACCGTTCTCCGGCGTCCATCATCCGGGAGATGATCCAAACACTTTCCTCCAGCACTTTCACCGGATTTTGGTCTGACAGTGCTGTGTTGATTCCTTCCAATGCGCCGTACCGCTCAATGCAGCTGCGCACCACCCGTGCGCTGAAGCAAAGCAGCCGGGACTTTCCGTCAAGGTCAATTACCGCCGTTCTCATGCGGCAGCCTCCGTGATGTTCAGAACGTGCTTGATGTAAGCCGCAGCCTGGGTCTCCGTGGTGAAGGTGGCTTCCCGTTTCCAGGTGTGCTTTTCGCTGTCGTCCCGCATAATGGTGCCGGTGATCTCCGGCGTCTGCCAGGTGATGGTTTTGCCCTGGGTGGTGGCAGCATCCGCGGGCACATTAAACATCACCTTTGTCAGCACCACAGCACGCCACATGGTAACGCCTCGCACCCGCTTCTTAAAGATCATGCCAACGCCCAGATAGGGGGTCTCCATGTCGTCGTCATAAATGAGTTCAGACACATCTTTGTCCGTAATGCCGTTGATTGCGTCCAGTGCCTGCTCCTTCAATCCCATCAGCGCCTTGGAAACAGCCTGGCTCAGATCGTCGGTGCCCAGGGTGATGGTGCCGTCGGAAAACGCACGTTCGCTTTCAGCGATGGCGTTGTCCGCGTAAACGTCATTGTCTGCCGCCGTGTTGATGGTGATGTCCACGCTCACGGCCTTGCCCATCAGGCCGCCGTTAGAGTAGCTGGTCACGCCTGCGGCTTCCGTGTATTTCGCAAAATAGGGTTTCGATAAGCCGATACCTGCCATGCGTTATCATCCTTTCATGATTTTTTTAATGCTCTGCTCCACACTATCTTGCATGGCTTCCAGCGCATAGAATTTAGTTTTTTTCGTACCATTGCGTACCACTGGATTTTTCCGCATCCAGCTGGTGCCGCTTTCCATGGCCCGGGCTACCATTAGGTTGGGCTGGCCTTTAGGCCAGCGTTTGGTTTTTACACTGTTATAGCCGCCAAAACCGATCTTCACGTTCAAATATCCACTGTCATTTCGCATCTTGGAAATGCCCAGGCTTTTCTTTAGGCCCTGCAGCTGCACGGTCTTGGGAGCCTTTGACGGGTTATCAGACGTGCCAAAGGTTTCGTCCGGCTTCACAGCATTCAGCTGCTCCCGGATGGAATTGGCCACAATATCAGCGCCTTGGTAGATTGCCCTGCCGCAGATTTCTTCTTTGGCGTTCTGCTCCAGCCGTCCCAACGCTTTCATATAAGCGTCCAGGCCTGTATGCTCAATCTTCGCCATCCAGCACCTCCCAGATCCATTCCCAGTGATATAGGCTAGTATCTTCCTCATACTGCACGCTGTTCAGCTCCCAGCTGATTCCCAGTGCGTCCATGGAAGCCTGAATGGCCTGTACCCATGGGTCAAACTCCATCCGGGTAAACAGATCGGTGGAGCCGGTCATGGCCCCGTCAGCGTGAACGCCGTCCGCCACCAGATCGTTGCTCCCGTCCTCCTGCCACACAAAATAACGGTCAGAGTTCATCCGGTTCCAGTGACTCACCTGGTCGGTCACATCGGTATGGGCCTTAATGATCCGTTCATACCATGTCATGCGTCAACCTCCTTGGTGTCGGAAACCAACACATCGTAGTCCTGGTCCGTCCTCGCCAGAGTCACATCCAGGCAGAGCGGCCAAACACCCGGCACCATTTGGATTAGGTCAATGAGATACTGCCTCCCATCTTCCGTCACCGCCAGATCCTCCGGGGAGAATCCGGGGCCTTTCGGCACCCGGATGACCCGCTCCACGTTGACGTTGTTCTGCCGGGCGGAATAGTACCGGGTCAGGCCCATCCTCTGCTCTTCGTAGCGCAGCACCGTTCCCGGCAGCACCGGTGCGGGCTTAGGCGCATAGCCTGGTGCCGCCGTGTTCTGGAGCTGATAGATGGTCACGATCCCGTCGTTGAACTGCTGCGAGATTTCATTGCTGGACCGAAAGGGCTTTTGCTTCATAGCGCACCACCTTTCGTGCGTTCTGCATCGCAAGAATCTGTGACAAATAGTTGGCTTCAAAAACGTCAAGGGCGCTGTCTCTGGCGTACCTGCAGTATTCCAGCAGTAGCCGCCGTCCGTCCCCCGGCGTTTCATAATTCAATACCTCGCCGGCTTTTTCGTTCAAATACTGGATACCCTGGGAGATGTTTTCGGCGGTTTTTACATCCGTCCGTTCATCGTCCCAGGTAATATCCAGATAATTCTTTACGTCAGCCAACAGTCCGGCGGGAATAAGTTCCCGCGCGTTCATTAACCCTTTGTGACGGTAACGGTATAGGTCTTGGTGGTGCTGCCGTCCTCAGCGGTTACAGTGATCTCCACGGTGTTTTCGCCGTCCTGCCATGCGGCCGCGGCACCGTTGTTTACCTCCACATCATTCACCAGGATTTCCACAGTGCTCATAGCATCAGAGGGGAAGGCGGTGATGGTATTGGTGGCGTTGCTGGTTTCAGCGGTATAGGTGGTAGTGCCCCGTGCAAAGGCGGGAGCCAGTGCGGCGGCACCCAGGCTCAGGCCAGCCAGCTCAGCATCTGCGGATGCGATAGGGGCGCTCACCTGAGTCACCTTAAAGGTTGCAGGCTGCAGACCCTCAATATCCAGGACCAGGAATGCGTTGTTGTCCTTGGGCATACCGTTGGCGTACAGCTTGATCAGGTAGACGCGCTCATCTTCCAGGAAGTGATAGCTGTCGTCATACTCGATGCGGCCCTCACGACCCATGCCAACGGGTGCAAAATACTTATTGGCCATGCCCATAACAGCCGTGCCGCGAGGCAGGGCGAAGGTGGGGATCACAGCCATGGGATAGGGCATAACGTCATTTCTGTAGCTGCCGTCAGGTGCCAGCAGCGTGGTAGCAGGCATCACCTTCTGGTAATAGTCCTGACCGTTCACCAGGAAGATAACGCCGTTCACTACGCGGCTCTTACCGTTGGGGGAAACTGCCATCAGGCTCAGCAGGCTGCCAATGGATGCGGGAGTGATCTCATCCAGTACAATGGCTTCCTTCATGGGGTACTTACCGCCGGTGACAGTCACGCCCTCACCCACCTGGCGAACCATACCGATGGGAGCCTCAAAGCCGTCACCCATGATCAGGCCGTACTCCAGGCCGCAGGCCAGTGCTTCATACAGCACACGGCGCACATAGTTGTCCAGCCACACAGGGCCCAGGGCCAGCATGGCCTTGCACACAGGCAGGAACGCGCTCAGCTTATACAGGGTGGCGGGGATCTTCTTGAAGCCGCTCTGCAACTCCTTGGTAATGTCGCCGCACAGGGGGCCCCAAACGGCCATCTGAGAGGCATCGGTGTTCATAATGGTCTCGATCAGACCGTTACTGGGCTGGAAGTCGATGCGACTCAGCAGAGGATGGTTCTGCTCCAGATCCTCAAACACCGCGTCGATGATAGTAACGGGCATCGCCACGTCCAGATCAGTGAGCGCCTGCTTGGGGTCCCGGCTGTTCATCGCGCCGATGACCTTCTGGTAGTATTTGGTCTCCTCGCCGGTCAGCTGGCGGACACCGCG